AAAACATAGCAGGGTAAGTTACCTCACCATTGCTTAATCTCTCCCAAACATCACCGAAATATACGAACTTAATTTGCTCGTGATTGTTTCCGAATGTTGTTATTTGTTTTACTATTTGATTTAATGTCATTCTTTTTTATTTTTTCTAAATAAACTTTTAGCTTATTTTGATTCTTAATGTTCGCTTCTTTGCTCATATTAGCATCCTATTTTGCCCTGATATTTTTGTTCTAGGTTTTTATTCTCATAAACATTATCATCTTCTAAATATAGTGATGAAGTGTATCCTTCCAAATCAGGAATGATTGTATCTATACCACTTGTAAAGTTTAAATATTCAGGGAACAAAGTATTATTTTGTCTTAAATATTTAATTATTCTTTGTTTATAAAACTCTGCTCTCGTTCTATATCTATTAGCAACATCAATCATATCCTGCATTGATGGGTTTTCTGTGTTATCACCTGACTTTCTTAATAGACCTTTGTTATAAAATTGATATGATAACCCCATAGGTAACTCACTCATAACATAATAAATAAGGCAATCAGTTACATAGTTATCTAATAAACCTTGTTCATCCATATTTAAAGTGCAGTTATTAACTCCATCTTGTAATCTATTATATAAAGTACTTCCCAAAGTAGGAAGGATATACATATCCTGTGCAGTCTTTATTTCAGGCAATACTAATTTTTCATCCACATTAGCGTGTAAGCCTGTTCTATCTTTTATACTTTGTACCGATATGAATAATGTATTTAATGACATTTCTTATTTTTTTCTTGTTACTACATTTGTTTTCCACTCGTGGCGACAAGATTCACTTGCTACCCCATTATCATTCCACCATCCACCTCTCCTATCCCATACTGAATAACCTAATCTTGCACTCATTGATTCAATATCACTTCTACTATATAGTTTATTTGCATCTAATAACGCAACACAAAAAGGTCTGCTTGTTTTTTTATTACTATCATTAAATCCTGAAATCCACTCATAAGAATAACGAACTAAAATTTCAGTTGTTTGTGGCTTTGTTTCACCTACTGCCTTACTCAATGGTTGTGTTAATTCCCTAGATACTTCAATATTGCTATTAATTCCTTTTCCTATTTTAGTTTCCTTAACCTTTAATATTTTTCTATCTTCCAAATCTTTTAATATACTCTTTATATTATTAACATCTTCATCCAAAACTTCAGATAATACTTCAGGTGTGATATTCTTTTGTTTAGCAATTTGGTCAAGTATATCTGATTCTAATTGTGTAACATCTGCAAACATATAAAAGTCTGCTTCATCACTAAAACGCTTTTTAGATTTCCAAATGTTATAACTTTCTTTTGCCTCACCAAACTCAAAAAATACTCCAAAGTCTTGTGCTGCAAATTGTGCATCTAATTCCTCCGAACCTAACCAAGTATTAACTTCCTCATCACTTAACGCATATCCTGTTTTAAGCATAGCTGAAGCCTGTTCTCTGTTAATCTTACCTTTAGTAAACTCACGAATGATACGCTGCATATTCTGCCACTCACGACCTTTTAAACCTTTGATATGCTCATTAACAGATAAAGTTTGTGCAGGAACAGAAGCATCTTGTACAGGTGCATATTTAGTCATATCAATTCCTATCTTCTCTAATACCCATTCTTTAGGAGCAACTGAAACTATTGTTGCCTCACTAAATTCTATTCCTATTGGTTCAGTAGGGATAATCTTAATCTCACTTGTAACACCTTTTAATTTAGCTAACATATTAAATACACTTTCTAGGTGCATCTGTTTAGCATTAACATAAGTGTTTTTAAATATCTCGTAACCATCACGCATCTCTGTTCTTGTTCCTAACTTACCTGCTTCTGCAATACCCATAATAGATGGGGTCGTGACTTGATGTCCGCTAAATATATTAGTTTGTATCAAAGAATCTATCCTGCCAAAATCCTCTTTAGTTAAATCACTTGTACCTAAATCATCTACGACAGGCTTCCTAGATATGTCATTAACAAAAGCAATCATATATTTTTTACCATCAGCACCGCTATAAGTCTTGCGTAATCTATTATCTACATTTCTTTTTTCTTCATCATTAGGCTCACCATTTGGTAAGGTAATAAGTTTACTAGCAGAAAACCCTGTTTGAGCATTTCCTAAAATATGTTTAGATACCTCAATGTCTGATTCAATATAATTTAATGCAGCGAAATAACTAGGCAATCCATATATACCTATGTTTGGTCTGTATTCTTTTACATATAAAATTTGTTTTCCTGTTGGTTGTTTAGGATTAAAAGCAGCAATAACATCAGGCTTTATCTTGTTATCCTTCCAATCTTCCTTGTACCAATATTGTGTATTATCTTTATTTGTTCTAATTTTAGTATAATCACAATGCCATAACTCTGCAAGGTTACCTGCTAAATCCCAAATAACTTCCATATAAGCACCGCCAAATATCTCAATATCTAAAGATACCTTTCTTGTTAAATCATCTAAAGATTCAACTCTATTTGCGTAATCAATAAATGCTTGAGCATCTGCCTCACCACTCCAACCATTACCTGTAATGTAGTGAACCTTGCTTTTAATGATGGCACTATGCTTTGATGACTTGTTGTATAAGTCAACTATATATTCAGGGTAATCATTATTTTCCCCATATTTAATGTAGCCTCCATCAATACCTTTCTTCTCTTTGAATTCAGGTTGCCTTGCTTCTGCAAATGTTAGAACTCTTAAATCTATCATTGTCTAATTGTATAAGTGTCTGTTGTTGTATATTGGTTATATGTAAGCGTAGAACCTGAAAGCCACATAATCCCTGTTTCTAGCTTATTTAAGCCTGTTATATCTAAATTGCTAGTACTTGCTTGTTCGTATATTTCATAGGTATATTGACCTTCTAATGCATTTTTAAAGTATGTATTAGTTGTAATACTAAATTCATTGAACCTATCCTTGTATGAACTTAAATCTGTTGCGTTTAATTTAACAAAACTTACTACTGAATTGCTACTTCTATTAGTAAATACGAATAGATAGTTTGGGTTAGTCAATAACTGCTTTTCAGTTAATGTTAACACAATAGTATTTGTTTCTGTCTTTGTCAAATGTATCATTACTAATATATAGGGAAATAATGAATGTTTGCAAAATAGTAATATAGTCAGGGCTAATTCTGTTAATTGTTGTAACATAGTTAGGGTAGATATGTTACTGATTTATATAGGATTGTAACAAAATTTGTTAATTGTTTAAATTGGGCTTGTTAAATGTCGGTAGTAATACTACCCTAATAGCAAAAGATGTAAACTCTGCAAGTTTTGATAGTGTTCACGAAACCGTGAACGGAGATAAAAAATGAACTGTTGTATAAAATGCAACGATTACTCAATCGACTGAGTAAAATTACTCAAAGTAAAATATACATATTGTTATGTTACTTTAAGAGGTAAAAGTAAAATAGTAAATCTATTAGTTTACAAATAAAAAGTTATTGCTTTACTTTTTTCATTATATTTGCTAAAAAGTAAAGTTATGATATATTTTATAAAGCATACGGATTATGTAAAAATTGGCTATACCGATAGAATTAAATTAAGATTAAGCACATTACAAGTAAGTTGCCCTGTTAAATTAGAAGTACTTGGATTGATTGAAGGCAATAGAGAAGATGAAAGGAATTATCACAAAATGTTTAAACCTGCTAGTAGTAGTGGGGAATGGTTTGAATACAATACCGAATTGCAAATATTTGTTGAAGGATTAAGCGATGATTTATTATGGAAGTATGGATTTGGCAAAGATGCCTTTACTCCAATAGGGCTTATTAAACAATGCAGATTAGAGAAAAAAATGAGTATGGAAGAACTAGGCGAAACAATAGGTATTACAAAACAAGGTGTTTTGGATATGGAACGCAGAGATGCTCAAGGCAATATAACCATTGGTACAATTCACAAAGCATTATTAGCGATTGGGTATAAATATCAAAATAGGGCGAAGTAAGAAATTAGAAATATATTTCCAATTAACCTTAAAAAAGGTATTAAAACACAAATATTTAACCAAATTAGAAATATAATTCCAATTATAAATATTTTAAATTTAGTACTTATACTTAACATTAATTAATTAAATTAAATCAATTTTACATTATTAAAACAAAACAAACAACAATGAACAATTACGATAAGTCTTATGGAGACATTAATAACCATAAAGAACAAGATGATAAGGATAGTACATCCATTGATGTAATTATTTTATTAATAATAATTACATCAGGCATTTTAATATGGGCAATCAGTTAACCAAAACAAATAATATGAAAACAGAATTAAATGTATTTCCAAGCTATACACTTATTGCAACTGAAAACAATAATGAAGATTGTAAATGTTATGTAGTAGTATCTTGTAGTATAAATGAAGGATATTATTTTAATAATTCTTATGTCTTTAAAAACAAAATGGATGCTGAAAAGTATATTAAACAATTAGACAGTGAAGATACTTTTGATATAGTAGAATTAAACTTTATTGATTAAAAACAAATAATATGAATACAGTAATATTTTTAGTACTTGCATACACAAGCGGTATAGTAAGTGAGAAATTAAGAAATTATTATAAAAACAAATAACCTATGAAAATCTACACAGAAGAACAAGTAAATAAAATTGCAACTCAATCAATGAGTTTTGGAAGTTATGATAACTCCATTACACCAATTGAAATATCAGATAATCAAAACATATACACAGAACAAGAAATAAAAGAAACATTAAAAAGAATGGGACTTGACTTGTTAGTAAATGAATTTTTGAAAAAATCTGAACCAATAGAATTTAACCAATAATGCAACACCCCAACTAATTTTACTTTACTCAATCAATTGAGTAGAATTACTCAATCAAAATGAGTCGCAAATGATTGATAATCGGCTCAAAGATGATTGACAAATGCACATCATAAAGTGCATTATATGACACATATTACCATCATTAGTGTCATTTAAGACACATTATGGTGGATGTTACCGACATTAATGTCGGAGACATACGGATATAAATACAGATATATACAGATATATACGCATAAAAAACCCCCACCTAAAGAATTAGGCAGGGGAACTAACTATGAAAAACTACAAACCTAACCTGCAGTTGTAAGAGCAGCAGCAACTGCACTATTTACTTCAGGACATAAACTAGGTTCAGCACCTGTAAATGTTAAAGTATATCCGCTTCTGTCTCCTTCAGCAGTACCTGTTGCGGCACTACCTGCAGTTAAATCTATTGCCCTTGTTTTACCTACATACCAAAACTTACCATTGTTGTCTTTAGCAACTGCGACAAGTCTATTTTGTGCCAATAACAAGATTTCATTTCTTGTATTTGCTTGTAACTTATTTAAAATTATTGTCAATTCAGGGGTATAAAATAAAGTACCATTCTGAACATTAGATGCTACATTCTCTGTAAGCATTGAAGTTCCTTTGGTTAACTCATATTTATAGAACCTCTTACCTGTTGCTTTAACTAATGCGGTAATTACACCACTAGCTTCGGTAGTTGAAGTTACATCTGAACTTGCAATAAAATAAACCTCCGTAATTCCACCTAAAGAATCACGACAATCTAGGGTATATCCCTGTGTTAATGCACACGCCATTTTTGTTTATTTTATCTTATTAAAAAATGGGGGGATATTTCACCCCCCTTATAATTAAATTGCTACTTTAACGATTTCATCAGGGAAAGCCACATTCACACCCATTTTGAACTCTGCTGCAAAACGAACTTCATCAGCCTCTTTTGCGAAGAAAATTTCAAACTTTTCTTCTTCGTTCAATAAATCTGTACCCAAGAACAAGTTGCTTAAACGCATTGCATAAACATCATTTGTTCCGTTTAATCCTTGTAAAGCTACTACTTTAATAGAAGTGCCCGGAAGTGTAAATTCAGCATCTGCTTTACCATCAAAAGCATAATTAAACATATTAGCGTTCTTTAATGCAATTGTGTAAGTACGGAAAGTATCCATACCACAAACAATAACCATATCTTCAGCAGCTACTACTTTAGCAGGGATTGCTTTGTAGATACCATCAAACAAGCTAACAACATTAGCTGCAGTGATAGAACTCAAAGGAGCACCTGAAATAAATCCTGATACATTCGCATCAACTACACCACTTGCAGCACCGATTAATTTGATGAAACCATCAAACTTATTCAAGTTACCATTAGCAGAAGCAGTATCACCTTGCCATAAAGCAGTCTCTAATTGAGAAGCAATTGTTTTAGCTTTTCTATCAGAATAATCTTGCTCAAAAGGAATTGAATCATAAGTTGAACCTGTTGGTAAAGCCTTTTGTAAGTATTTAGCTTCTAATGCTTTAGGACATAAAGCCTCTTGAACTTTAATCTTACCTACTGTTACAGTTCTTTGAGTGAAAGAAGTTGTACCTGATGCGTTCCATCCGCAAGTACCACCTGCTTGAAAGAAAGCATCTGTATCCATAATGTTGATAGTCTCTGCTGATTTAACACCGACCATAACATTACCTGCACTTTTAATAAGGGCAGCAGTTTTTGCACCTAATACAGATGAAGTCACTAACTGTGCTTCGTTTTCTTTTGTATAGTTGCTTAATGTACTAATTGAAAATGACATTTTTTATAAATTTATTTGTTTAAAATTGCGTTTCTATATTTCTCTAATCTCTCATATTTTGTATCATTTGAAGATACATATGATTGAAAAGCGTTTGCTGCTTTTTGAGTTGGTTCAGCAGTTGGAGTGTTTGAAAGTGCTTCTACTAATTCAGCTACTTGTGCAAACCCTTGTTTTACTTTACTCTCTAAATCAGCAATTTTTGTTTCTAATTGACTTTTTTGCTCTGCGAAATCTGCTTTTAATTCAGCTACCATAGCAGTAGTGTCTTGTGCAGGTGCAATAGGTGCAGCAGGTGCAATAGGTTCTTCTTCTACAATATCTTCTTTTGGTGAAGCTATTTCAATGATTGTTCCTGTTTCATCAACTTGGATAGATGTACCATCCATTAATTGATGTTCGCCTTGTGGAGCAGGTGTACCATCTTCCATTTCTACCTTACCACCAATTTTTAATTCAGAAATCATAACCTTTGTACCATCAACCAAAGAATACTCTGCCATTTCTACCTTTGTTACTGCAGGTTCTGCAGATACAACAGGTTCTTGTGGTTGAGCAACTTGTGGCATATCTTCAAATAATGCTCTTATTTGTAATAATGCTTCTTTTGGATTCATTTTATTTTTCTTTAAATGTTAATAAATAATATTGTTTATCACTTAAGCCTTAATAGAACTTAATATGTCTTTAATCTTTTGCATCTTAATTTCATCTTTAGATAGCTTTGGAGTGTAGTTAAATATGCCCTCAATAGAGAATCCATTAATCTTACCTTCCTTAACTTGCTGCCATACTGAATCATTTTCTACTAACATAGATACAAACCAACTACCATCAGGTGCATCCTCAAATCCTTTCATTGGTTCAATTCCCCTAGCTTTATCACTAATAAAACTTTCAAACATTGTTACCCCTGATTCTATTTGAGTAGGGTCGTGCATTAGGTTCACATTGTTTTGGTAACCCTTTTTAAAGTACTTCTGTACAATCTTAACAATGGTATCTTTAGAGAATGCCACATAATAATCACCGAAATTAGCATCACTTCTAAAAATAGGAGTGTCAGCCAACATAGCACAACCGCTAATGATGTGCTTATCTTCACTAATGATTTGAAACTTTTGTTCATTTTTAAAGGCATTCCAATTCTTTTGTATAGCAGGTCTATCAACTAAAGCGACAAATTGCACTTCAGCATCATCTGATAAGTCATCTGATATTTCCAACATATATAATGGTAATTCCATACTCATAAATATCTAATTTTAAAATATTAACTAAATCTTGCTCTTTGTCTTATTGCAGCTATTCTTTGTTGATTGCTAGTTACATCACTCTCAATTACATAGGCTCTTACTGCTTGATTGCCTATATCGTTAATTGATTGTTGACTAATATTAGTTGTACTTGCTGAAGGTAATTGTGGTGCTATTGGTGCTATGTTTGATAATGAAGGCATACCACCACCGCCTCCGCCATTAGGAACTTGAACAGAAGCAATTGACTTAACTGTCTTAATACCTACTGCTATAATTGAAGCAACATTTGCTACTTTAGCAATTACATCAAATGGTGATGGTAAAGTTGACTTTTGTTTTAAAGCCTCACTTGCTCCTTGATATGTATTAATTGTTGCAGTAGCAATTCCCAAAGCCTTACCTGCAACTGTATCCTTACCAACAAAATCAGAAAGTTGGCTCATTAACTGCATACTTTCATCTACTTGTTTTTTCTTATGTAATGCTAATTTTTCATCTTCTGCTTTTTCTTCATCTGTTTTATCTTTCTTATTTTTAGCAACTGCATTATTAGAATCAATTGTAAGTTTAGTTTTATATTGAACTGCATCAATTTTTGCCTGTGTTGATGCTGCTTCAATTTTAGCATCATTTGCATCTGCTTCTTCTTGTAATTTAATACCATCTAATCTTAATCTTTCATCTTCATCTATTACTTCTTGTGCTGCATTTTTATTAAATAATGCAACTGCTTTATCATAATCTGCTTTTTCTTTTGCTTTCTTTTGTGCTTCTAATTTATCATCTTCTTCTTTCTTTTTCTTTCTTGCTGCTTCCTGATTATCTAATACTTGTAATTCAGTATTTAATTCTATTTTTTTTCTTATTTCTTCATCTTTTACATCACCCAATAATTTTATTTGTTCTTTAATTCTTTGCTTTTTTAATTTATATACTTCATCTTCTTTGCCATCTTGAGACTGTAAAATTTTTATACTTTGGTCTAATGAAAATATACTTGCATCTACTGACTTTTTTAAATCATCTTGTGCCCTAGATGCTTTACTTGTAATACCTGCAAAATCAGTAATTCCTTGAATAATACCTTTTATTTTATTACCAAACTCACCTAGTGAAGGAAATAAATTTAATAATGTTTCTTTAATTTTATCAAAATTTGCAACTAATAAACCTAATCCAACCGCCAATGCACCTACACCTGTTGCTATAATTGCACCTCTTAAAGTACTAAATGCACTTACAACTTGTGTTCTAATAACTGTACCTAAATTTTTAAAAGCATCTACACTATTTCCAACTGCTTCTAATCCTTGTGATAATGCCATTGCTGACTGAACCTTTAATAATGTCTTTTGTACATTCTCACTTTCATTTCCAAACAAAGCCATTGCACCTTGTACTGCACCAAAGCCACCTGCCACACCTGATAGCGAAGCAGTTAATGCTCTAAATTTTTGGTCAGGATTAAAGGCATCTGTTAAGGCTTTTGCATCACCTATTCTATCTCTTAACTCTGCTGCTTTCTTTGCTGCTAATACTGCTTGTTGTGATGTAGCACCAAACTTATCAGATAATGATACTACTTCATTCTGTGCTTCACGAAGTTGCTTTTTAAGTGAACCTATTGAACCTTCAGCACCTGAAGTATTTACTTTAATATTTAAATCTAAATTCTCTGCCATTAGTATGTTGTTTCAATTACTTTTAATAAACTTATTTTCGTAGTGTTATATTCCATTGGATTAAATCCATCAACTTTATTTAACCTGAATAGTACACCATCTATCCAAATGTATTTGCTAAAGTCTAAATTCAATATATCAAGCGTATTAAGCAAAGCAGAACAAGTTAATAATTTACTATTCTTGTCTGTTATCTCTGCTATGTAATTACTATGATACGCATTAAATAGATTTGTAGTTGGGTATGTTGTTGGAGTAAATGATAACTCTTTAGGTACTCCAAAGTTAATATCATTATTAGGTGTATTAGGGTCATCTAAATGACCTGCATAACCATAAGTTGTTTGACTACTTAAAACAGTAGCTGCATTCATTATATTCCAACTTGCTACACCTGTTTTCTTTTTAACTTGCATAATCCTTATGACACTATCCATAACATCCTCTTTTGTATTGTTATTAGATAGCTTATAAATAGCAGGATATATTTTATCAGTTCCTGTTTGTTGAAATAAAACGCTAGGTGCAAATATTATATCTGTTGTTTCTGTATCTTTTGCAAAGTCAAACTCTGTATCATAAATCCTATCTGCGTATCCTTCGCTATATTTCTTTGTGTAGTTTTCATTATAAAAATCATTATCTGTCTTATATTTATATTGAAAGTATCTTGCATTAAGTTCACTCATTGGCTTTATGCTTAATGGCTTTGACCTATCAATTTTATTAGACCAATCTTCTGCATTATCACTAACTGAAGAATAAAAGTTTATATAAGGTTTTATAATTATCTTTTTATCATCCCACTTATCATCATATACATACAGGTTAAACATCTTACATATACTCAAAAAGAAATCTCTTTGAAATATACCTTTAGGAATTACATTATTAATTTTAATAGTTTCTCCATAATTAATAGGAACTATTTCTACTGAAGTAGTTGTCATATTAAATCCTGAAGAACTTAAACTATTAAACTCATAAGGTTGACTGCCTAATGACCAAGTAATATGTAATTGAAAATAGTCAGTTGGATTAATTGTTACCCCTGTTAAATTAAAGTTTACTTGGAAAAAATTACCACTAAATCCGCTACCCATACTATAAGAAGCAATAGCAGTTCCATTTTTCTTTAAAGACATTGTAGCATTTTGACCTATTGCCCACTCTGCGTTTACATTAAAATCTATATTAACTACCTTTGAAGTAGCACCTGTAAAAGTAAATTTAGTATTGCTTTCTGTTAAAGTAAAATTACCTAATGTAAATGTTCCAAATTGCAAATATAATTCAACTGCAGTTCCACTATATGTTTGGTCTATAGGGTATGCTTTTAATTGAACATTACTTGAACTAGATAAAACCTTTTGATTATGTGGTATTATAAGTCTATTATATAATTCTAAATCACCTGCTTCTAAATCTAAAGTATATGTGTAATCAGTTCCTGCAAATATTTTATCTATATATTCAGCTACAAATAAAGCAGGTCTAAATGTACTTACTTGAAAATCCTTTTTAAATGTTCCATAAGTTCCTGTGCTTACATTGCCAAAGTCAATCAATGGGTAATAATAACCTGTACCTGTTATGCTATTCCAACTGCTTGTAATATTTGAAACATTATAAGTATGGTCGTATGCACTAAAATCTAAATCCTCTAGTCTTGAATTTCCTAATGCAGTTATAAAACCGCCTAACTCACCAAAGACTGAACATTGATATTCTATTGTTTTATTATCTACAACTATCTCAAGTATTCTTAATGTACCCTTAAATATCTGTACCTTGTCAATAAATATCTTGCATTGTGCAGCCTTACTTGCATTGAAGTTATAGTTTACATTAGGTAAAGTATTATCAAAGAAGTTAGCATTACCCAAGTCAAATACAAATCCAAAGATTTGATTATTTATAGCAGTACCTGATAATGATATTGTTTTGCTAAAGGAAGTATTTTTACTACCAAAGTCTGTAATATCATCAATGGCATAAGTAAACTCTGTACTTATATCTTGCAATAAATCTAGCTTATAATCTTCTACATATATCTCTGTACTAATCATTATCTAAATTGGCTTGTTAAATATTTACCTACTTCAATGTCAATTTCAAAGTTAAATAACTTATCACTACTTTCTAACTTGTACTCGTAATTTGTGCTGCTAATTGTTACAGGGAAGTATGCACCTTGCACTTCCATATAAACTATACTACTTGCAAATAGTTGTGCTAACCATTCATAGTCTTGTTGACTAACCCAATCAGATATAAGATGAAACTTATCCTTGTGCTGAATAGCATAGTTCAAAGTAGTTTCGTTGTATTTGTTATAGCTATCTATATTGGTCATAGTGTTTCCACTTAACTGCCAATCGTTTCTCCTATATGATGCTCTCTGTAATTCCGTACTCCGTTTATTTACTAATGCAAACTTCATAGTATCCCAACCGCCTAACCTATTAAGGAAATGTAAATTATATTGTTTGTATTTAGGGTAACACTTTTGTATAAATTGTAACTTCCTAGATATTGCCACACCTCTTTTTAAATAAACATTATAACCATAAGTTGATTCTGTTATTAAACTTCTACCTGCAAATGTATTAATATGTGCTGCCTGTAAATTAAATAAGTTCATCTCACCACTAAAGGTAATACTACCACTTGCAGTATCTATTACAGAACCTGAATCGTTTATAACATCAATGAAAGCCGAATAAGAACCTGCAGTAATCTTAAAATAAGTTGCATAGAAATTATCCCCATACTCAATCGTAATATTGTTATTTTGTCTTTCAGTAAGCCAATCATCCGTAAAGTTTTGTATGAGTAAGTTGTCATAATAATCAGATAAGACTAAAGGTGTTTCTGCATTTGTAAATAGTATATCCGCAAATAATGGTGGGTAATAATTGTAAGCACTCAAAGCACCTGATGCAAGGTTTAAACTTGTAACTAAATTACCACCGCTTATATATTCCTCACCTATTTTTATTTGTGATGCTACCTTTATCTTGTCATTAGATGCCACTAATATTGATGAACCTGAAGGCTCAAAGTAATTTGTAACATAAGCCCTTACCATTGGTGATGCGTTAAATACTCCATAGCTTCCTTCTGCTGAAGGTGATGGGTATATCTTTGTCCTACTTACCTGTGAACCATTAACATAAACATCATACACAAATTTGAATGATGCGTTTGTTACATTGTTTGAACTTGAAACGAACCATAAGTCATCGTGCATACTGCTATAAGGTGCAGGACTACTTTGTATTGTTATTGCCATTGCTTATTTCTTTACCTATTTGTTTTATCTTAATTTGAATGTCTTTACCTAATGCCGCTTCCATTATCTCATAGAAGTTCTTACCAAATGTTTCCTTTGCAGCATTATCAAAGTAATGTGTTGACCTAATACCTTTTCTATGAATAGACCTAGCTATTACATAAGCCAATGACTTTTTTGTATCTATTGCCTTTGATTCTACTCCTAGCTTTCTATATGGTTTTACAGATACTGCCTTTAATTTATTATAACCTAACCAACCTTCTACTGCTGAAATAGGAATGCTCTTTTTAGATGGGTTAAATTTATAAGGTGTTTTACTATCTGCTTTAATATTTTTAGTTCCTTTTACCCCTTTGTTTACAAAATCAAAATACTTTGAAGCAGGTTCACTTTTTGGATAACCTAATGATAATGTATAACTTGTAGCAAACTTTGTGAACTGAAGCCTTATATCGTTAATCTTACCTGATGCTATTGAGTTATTATCCCTTAAATTCTTTTGAGCAGTTAGTATAAAATCAGCACCAAAGTCTTTTAGCAATCTTTCAACCACAGGCAACTCACCTTCCTTCATAGGCTTTTCACCTAATGTATTAAGGAATCCATCTGCTATTGCTTGTGCCTGTGCCTTGCTTATGCTCATACCAATAAATAGGACAAAGGTCTAAAAATAACTAACCCCACCTTTTTAGGGATGGGGTCATTAACCAAAAACTAAAAAACTATCTAACCTTCTTTATTTGCTCATTGTCATAATCTGTCTTTGCTTTTAGATAAGACAGGATATTAAGACATTCTATTGTTGTGAGTTCATACGCTTCCGTAACTGTGCAATTTTCGTACTCGGCAATAAGTTTGGTAGAATACTGCCATCCAAAATATTCAATAAACTTACTACCACCTCTGTCGCTTCTTGCTGCTTCATCCCCACCTTTGTTAACTTGTTCGCCATATAATCCTGTGAAACTTCTATCCAATTTCTGTATACTTGATAAAAAAAAACCAATGAGTGATAAACATCTACAAACTTTGCTTCTAACATATCGTTGGCATATTCCTGATGGCTACTTGCATCATAGGGTAAGTCTACCCAAAAGCCTAGCTTTTTCTTCTGTGGAATAACCATTGTTGCTGCCAACTTATGCAGGTTACCATATAAATCCTCACTAAATACTTTGCTTTCAATATACCTAGCAAATGGCATCTTACTTACATCGTAATTTATTCTATACCTTCTATTAGAAATGCGTATAAACTTAACAGGCTTCCCATTAATAGGCTCATTTAAGAAAGTGATACTTTTACTCAACTCTGCATATTCATTCAAAGGAAGGCTATCTATTTGCATTTCTGTAAGGTTATTGACAATAGCCACTAATCTTACATTTATGTCTAGGTCAGTATCATTCTTGTCCTTTGCGTTAAGAACATTGTAAATCTGTTGGTATTGCCAAACGCTTATTTTTTCCCACATAGTTCTTTAAATTTACATAAAGATACAACAATTGTTAATAGCACCACACCTAATAATGTACCTAAAATTAATCTAGTCAGTTCCATTGTAATTCCTAGTATAGCTTTCATATATTATTTATTTTGGCTATTAAGGTTAATTGTTTAGAATAATCTAAATCCTCTTTAAGTGCTTTGATTTGTAAATCCTTTATTGATACTTCTATTTCTAGTTTCTTAATGCGTTCAATTAGACCTTCTATTTCTATCCTGTCTAATAAACTTTGTTTTAATTCGTATGCTTTCATAGTTTAGTTTTAAGATACCATTTTTAAGGACACTACCGATTTTATCCAATAGCTTTAAATGGTCAAACCTTTTTAAAATATCCCTGCCCCCATTGGGATAACCCACTAACGATTATTAATTTAATTAAGCAGGGATAGTAAGTTTAAATATTTTGTAGGTATGCAGTTATTAAGAATGCAAAGATAATAATAATTACTGCTTCTGTATTGTGGTTTTTCTGTTTCATAATAAAATTGTGCGTTGGTCAGCCGCACCCCTGACTTTGGGGGTTAGTATTATATCATTTCAATTTGGTAGCCTAAATAGGTAAACTTATCTAGTTTAAATTTTAATGTAATGTCGTTAAATTCTGTTTCAGGAATACAAATTGTAATCCATCTTGTTGTTCTTCCTTCTTTGTAAACTTTAAATGCTTTTATCATAGTTTGGTGTTTTTGATAAATCAAAGATAGTATAAGATATATACTACTTCCAAACATTTTCTAAACTATTTTTAAACTTTGTGATGAACGGTAATTATCAAGGATAAACGGTAAATTACATAAAAGTATACCTACCTGACCCCCTTTTGATGCTGAAATTATTCCACGCTAAAGCCAATGCCATAACGCAGTCATCGTGAAATCCGCTAGGTGCAGAGTACTTAACCCCATTTGCGGTGAACTGATATTCAAATACTTCTAGTTCTTTTACTATTACTCCATCAGGGAATCCTATTCTACCCTGTTGTATTGCATTTGCTAATCCTTCCATAATCTGCTGCTTACTTGAACTAGTAA